AAACCCAGATTTAGTTGCAACAGAATACGCTATGGAAAGCGCGATTTGGTATTTTGACAAAAACAATATTTGGGTTCACTGCAAGCACGTTACTGATGATACCATTAAAACTGTAACTAAAGCAGTTAATGGCGGAAGGCACGGTTTAGACGATAGGATGGAACAGACTTACAAAATTCACAAATGGCTTGTGTCGGATTAACTTCGATTATATAAATCTCTAGTGGGTGGCTATCATCACAATACAAATCGCTTTGTCCCAACGGGCGGTTGTTTACCTCGGATGACGTTCTACAAAAAAAGCGCCAAACTTTTTAATATAACGGCCACCCACACGAACTAATAAGCTTTTAAGCCCTCCGTCCTCCCGCGGGGGGTTTTTTTATTTAGGTAAATAAATTGTTGACACAACTAACTCACTTGATAGGAAGTACTTACAAATTAAGATAACGGAGGTTCAAATGCTTGATTTTACTAAAGAAAATAACTGGAACTTTGAAACTATCAAAGAGCCCGTACTTCGCCCTAATGGTCAACAGGTGCCAAATCTTTTCAATTTGGTTCGCACCGATACTGATACGGTTTTACACACTCATCGCGACTCATATACTGTGCTATCGCACGATAATGTGGTCAACGCGACTCATGAAAGCATCAAGGCTGCAAACATTTCAAGCGATTTTGATTTCAAAGTTGATTGCATTGACAGCGGTAGAAAATTGCAAATTGATGTATTGTTCAACGATGTGGTTACAGAGCCAGCGGTTGGCGATTATGTTAAATTTCGTATCCGCGCTTTTAATTCTTATGATGGCTCATGGGCATTTCAAACATCTGCCGATGCAGAAAGACTTTGGTGCTTAAATGGTTGCACTACCGCTGATAGTATTTCTAAATTGTGGATGCGCCATACTTCACAAATATCTACAGAAGGCGCCGCTGCAAAGATTGTTAATGGATTAGAAATTTTTCATACGCAAAAAGATTTATGGCAGCACTGGATGAAACAAAAAGTCGACCATAACAGTGCAGAGCAATTTTTTAAACGCACATTGGTAAATCATAAAACTAAATCGAGTGAAGAAAACTGGAACAAAAAACAACTTGAAAATTTAATGGGCCAACTTGACAGTGAATTTGCCAACCTTGGTAAAAACCAATGGGCTGTTTATAACTGCATGACACATTGGGCTACTCATACTCAAGGTGCAAAATCCCCACACAATGTTACACGAGATAGAGAACAAAAAGTTGCTTTTGCCTTAAACACACCCACTTGGAAAAATGGATCTCTGGCATGAACAAGCAAGATACTTTTATAGTCATCATTTATGGTATTGTTCTTGTCATTGCAGGACTCAATATTGATAAATTTATGGTAATGTAACGAGAAGGGGCTTCGGCCCCTTTTTCTATTAATGGGAGAAACAAAATGAAAATCACACGTAAAAGCCCTTGGTCAAAAAAAATCAACACAATGGAAATAAATGTGACGCAAGATCAAATTAACTCTTGGGAAGATGGCGAGCTTATTCAAAATGCAATGCCTGACTTAGAACCAGCTGAAAGAGAGTTTATTGTAAACGGTATTACGCCTGATGACTGGCACGATATTTTTAAAGACGATGTATTGTAAATAAAATATTGACATATGCGCCATGGTTTATAAAATCGTAACTGTAACAACATACTGGAGGTTCACATGGGTTACTCAATGCACGGTAGGAAATCAACGCACATTTTTGAAACCATCACACTCAAAGGTGTAGAAATGGAAATAGTTGCTGAAGGTTCTTTTGACTTTGACGAAAACTATTTCGATGTTGATACTGTTTATTTAAAAGAAACACGCAAAAAAACAAATAGCTTTAAACTTCCCAAGCGGATTTATAGCTACCTTACTAATATAAATTGTTTACATGCTGAAAATTGGGATGACTTAGCGCGGGAGAATTTTTAATGGAAACGCAAACAAAAATGATTTTGCATCATCTTCGTACGCAACGCAGAATAACGCCTATGGACGCACTTGAAAGCTATGGGTGTTTTAGACTTGCCGCGCGTATTCACGATCTTAAAGAAAATGGGCACCATATTGAAAGGCAAATGGTGGTCTGTGAACGCACTGGATCACGGTTTGCTGAATATAGTCTTTTAAAGGAGGCAACACATGAAATGGCAAAAGCTTCTGGATGAACAACGAAAGGCAAAAAAAGCTCTCGTTGTTAAAACATTAAAGCAAGCAGGAACACAGTCGGGAGCAGCAAGAATTCTTGGTGTTTCTCGGCAACAAATGTACGTTCTTTGCAAAACCTATGAGGTCAGCAATGCAAAACAGTAATCTTACACCTTTTGAAGAAGGTTTATTGCGTAGCGTTAAACTAAAAGAACGAAATGCACATAAAGAAATAAACCGTGCTGATGCTATGCCTAATGCAAAAAGAGAACATTTTGAGGCAACACAAGAGTTAAAAAACTTATTGTCGCAACTCAGGCAAAATGGCAGAAACGTATAATCTTAAGGAAAATACTATGCAAAATACTTTAGAGTTTGTTGTTTCTGGAAAGCCAATTGGTAAAGCAAGGCCACGATTTACAAAATCTGGTCATATTTATACGCCAAAAGAAACCAAACAATACGAGGACAGAATTAAACAAGCTGCATGGTCAGAAATGAAAAAGGCAAATTTAAAGCCAACCGACAAACGTGTCAGTTTTATAATATGTGCTTATTTTGACATTCCCAAATCTTATAACAAACAAAAAACAATGGAGTGCGAGTTTGGCGTACATATTCCCAAACGACCTGATTTAGACAACATAGTAAAAGCGGTTTTAGATGGTTGCAACGAAGTAGTATATGAGGATGATTGTATGGTGGGAAATATATATGCCAGTAAAAAATACTGTGACCAAGAGCAAATAGCACATCTACATGTAAAAATACATTGGAGTAACTATGAGCGGCCCAATACTAATATTTAATATAAATAGAACGATTACAATTTTTTGCGTGAATTAAGTTTCCGAGTGTTTTTTAGAATACGAGAAATCAGGCCCGTATAACTCTCGCCATTTTTTCGGCTCTTTATGAATGGCCACTTTACTTTTATCCCAAAGGCCTTGGTGATGGCCTTCGCACAACGGTATCGCAGTTCTGTCACCTCGCTTCGTACGGCTATAACGATCATGTATCGGATGGTGTGCCGTTGTTGGACTTTGCTGGGCTTCTCCAAATCGCTTACAAATACAACACCCCTCCCGCCGCACTTCTTGCAGATAGTTTCCATCTTTTTTTCCTTTGTTTTTTTCGGGTAAGACCACAAAGCTATTATTTTTCATGTTGAATTTTTATTCTATTAAGAATTAAGTTAATGTCTTCTAAATCGCTTACAATTTGTTTATCTTGAGCCAATCTAAGTTCAAGCTTTTCAATTAAGAAAGCGTTTCTTCGTTGAGCCTCTAACACATCTTTCGTTATCATTTGTTTACCTCCACCATAAAGGACTCATTCCGCAATCAATATTTTCGGGATTACGACAACCATCAAAGCAATACTCTGTTTTTCTAATTCTGTTTCGTATCCCTATCACAGCATTTTTAGTCATTCCAAATTGACTTCCAGCATCTCTGCAACTCCAGCCTTCGTTTTCTGTAAGGTGTAAAACCATAAGCGTTTTTTCATCTCTTGCGCGTTCACTACATTCTCTCATTTAATAATCCATCGGATCAAACCCGATAGCCTCTGCTAATTTTTCCATTGCATTTTCAAAGTATTCTTTAAACTCTGATTGGTTCATTTTGTCGAAAGCGATACTATCTGGTACATAGTACACACCGCCATTGGCTTGATTTATAACCGTACGATAATATCCGCATAGCATCTTTAAATCGTCATGTAAGTGAGACGTAGTTGCCCAACGTTTAGTTGACTTAACAACATTATTAAGTGCAGACCAATATAGTTTATGGTGCTGCGGCGATCGTTCGCTTACAGCTTGAATATTAAATAACTGATTATTGCTATACGTTTCTATAATTTCAGCGTCATAACGCGTGACAGGGTATAAGACCCCATCACGCATCACAACTTGCAGCATTGGTTTATTAGAACGGGATTTCATCGTCCAAATCGCCATTTATATTAGCATCAGGAGCATTATGTTCAGTTTGAGAAACGTTGCTGGAGGTTCCCTTTCTCCCACCTACCAATTCTATAGTGCCAACATTGCAAGTTATCTTGGTATTGCCGTTATATTCATCTGTACCAAACTCACCTTGAATATATACTTTTGTACCTGTTTTAAGGTAATCACGCAACGGACCTTCTGCGATCCGCCCCCATAATGAGCATTCAATATAATTTGTGGTATTAGTTCGGCGATTATTTACAGCAACAGAAAAATTGACAACTGTAGTGCCTTTATGGTCACCCGACCTACAGTCACGAGTTAGATTTCCGATAAATTGATGTGTATGCATTACATAATTCCCAGTTCTGTTTTTTTGGCTTCAAAAGCTAATTCAACCTTTTCAGCAAGTCCTTTGTTTACAAGCTTTATGCCTCGAATAACCTCTTTTGCTTCGTCTTCTACTGTACGCAATCTTTCTTCTGTAACCATGTCACCTTCTAAGAACTTTAAAAACTTTATGCCTCGGCTTGAAGGTGAAGGTTGCGACATATAAGACGAAGCTGAACTATATCGTCCTGTTGCTGCATTACCATCGTCATCTTCAATAGGAACGCCTGATATTGAGGCTAGTCCATATCTACGTGCATAAGTAATGGCTCCGCCAAGTGACTGCATATCATTTGCTTTGTATTCTAAATAAACCTTGCCAGAATATTTATCTCCTGAGACGTGAGCAAATATAGTTTCTACAAATGGCCCAAATTCATCTTTACCGGGAGATTGCATTATCGCAAAACCATTGGCGTGAAACGCTGGATAAACCGCATTTTGTATTGCGGTTAGATCAGCATATTTGGTTTTTAAAAATGGGTTTTCTGCATTTTTAAATGCAGAGCCCATTTGAGCTTGTGCCACAGCAAAAGCTGTTAAGCTGCTTATTGGTAATTTGTCAGTCATTATTTCATCCTTACTGATATAGTTTGAGGTCCAGTTATCAATTCGGCACCGTCAATCTGGACACCCGCTTGAAGTTGTTTTTTTATTTCTGCTTTATCTGGTGTGACGGTTATTCTACAAAGTTGTGATGGTATCTCCTTTTCGTTGGTTATTGCTACGCTTTCTGTTCCTTTGCGAAGTGAAACTGTCCCCAAGGGATGTGGAATTTTTGATTGGTTAGCACAAAGCAAAATAGTTTTAAGCATTTGGTTCAGTCGCACTTTACGAGCATCGTGAAGCGATCTGCGCTCTGAATATCTTTTAGCCATTTCGTGACACGCAATCATTCCAGCTTCAGCTTCATTGATTTCGGTCAAAACATTAGATACTAGGTCCATTACATCAGTTTCACCATCTAATGTATCCCAGAACAAATCTAATTCATCTGCATATGGTGCTAATCTTTCTGCCATGTATGTAAGCATTGACGAATTGAGTTTCATTTTTTTGATCCTTCAAAGTCATCAACCGCTTGTGCTATTGCTTTTTCAATAAAAGAAATTGCATCTGCAGGAAATTGATCGGCTAAATATTGCTGGTGAGTTATCTCTCCGGCAGCAGCTTGCTGAACCAATTTTGTACTACGATTTACAATTTTGTTTGCAATTGTAGCTCTTATAAAGTGAATAGGTGTGTTAGTCATGTGAACCTCCAAGTTAACCATTTCATAGTATCAACATGGCTTTCTCAGTCAACAAATGTTTTACAAAATTTTTAGTGACTTTGTAAATGTTGTGTTTATAAAGAAAAAGGACCACACTCGCTAAAGTGTGGCCCGATGGGATATGATAACAACACGAATTGGAGGTTCACTTTGTTACACACATTTAATAGCACAACTCAAATCACGGAGCAACGCATATGTCGCACTATATGACCGCTCTAGCAATGCAGCAAACTGGTTTAAAACCATCTACTAAAATAGTTCTTTATTGGATAGCAGACCATTACAATCACGAAACTGGCGCTTGTTTTCCTAGTCATAATAGACTGGCAAAGCTATGCGAGATGACGCGCCAATCTGTAATTACACATATTGGTGTTTTAAAAGATAAAGGGTTTCTTGGCGCTACAAATAGAACAAGAGATAATGGCTCAAACACAAGCTGCGAGTACCAACTTTTTCTGAAAGGTAGTGATGTAAAAAAAATAGACACCCCTAGTAAAAATATTTTACATGATGATGTAAACTTATTTAACAACCATAACCTTGGAAATAATAACCTTAGAAAAGATAACATTATAAAAGCTATCAATAACAATCCTATCAATGCTAGCTTATCATACAGGAAATATCGTGGTTATACAGAAGATGAAATAGACATTTCATTCGGTTTTTTCTGGGAAAGTTATCCAAAGAAAACAGGAAAACAAACAGCTAAAAAAGCATTTACTAAGGCAATTAACAAAGAGTGCGGAAGCGTTATAATGTCTGGTTTATATAAATATGTTGAGCTTTGTGAAAAAGAACAAAGGCCAAAAAAATATATATTAAACCCGTCAACGTGGCTAAATGGTGGGCATTGGGATGACGAAGAAGTGAGTTTTAAAGAACAAAAAGAAACCTCTGCAGAGTATTTGCACAGCCTTTTAAGTGGTGGAATTTTGGGGATTGATAACAATGGACTATGATGGACGTAAAAGAATTATTGCAAATTGGCTTCTCGATTTCTTAAAGCGCTATGAAGCGCCAAGTCATCTTGATAAAGACGCCAGCCGTGAAGAAATGTTGCTTATGGTCGAGGATATTAACAGCGAGTGTCCAGCTGCTAATGAAGGTGGACTTAAGTGGCTTTTAGACGAAGCTGCAAAATATGTTCGTAAAAATCAAGTGAGTCGTAGATGGCCAACTATTAATATGTTTGTAAAAGGTATTAAGGAAAACAGAGATAAAATTAAAAAAGATTTTTTAGAAACTTCAGAAGAGTTTTCTCCGCAGCTAAATATTTTTAAAATTAATGCTCAAAGGATCAAGAAAAAAGAACCAGTTGATGAAAAATATGTTTCAGGAAAATATGCAGAGCTTTTGATAGAAAAAAACCTAATCTCCGAAACTGATTTAGAACCATACAGGAACTCGTAAAATGTCAAACAAAGAAAAAAAATGGCCAGCAACTCAAATAACTATGAAAGATACAAGTAAACTTATTCCTTATGCTCGTAACAGCAGAGTGCATAGCGAAGAACAAGTTGCTCAGATTGCTGCAAGTATACAGGAATGGGGATTTACAGTTCCAATACTTGTTGACGAAGACAATACCTTGATTGCAGGTCATGGTCGCTTAATGGCAGCGCAAAAACTTGAGCTTAAAAAAGTACCTACCATGTTAGCGACAGGATGGTCAGATGCACAAAAGCGCGCATACGTTATTGCTGATAATAAGCTGACAGAAAACTCATCTTGGGACGAAGAATTACTAAAGGTAGAAATTAAACAGCTTGAGCTTGACCAATTTGACATATTAAAAATTGGTTTTGGTGCGGATGAGTTAGCAGATTTATTTTTAGATAAAGACTTTGGCGAAACAAACGCATTTGACGAATGGCAAGACATGCCAGAATATGAAAACGAAGACATAAATTATTTTCGTACCATAAAAGTACATTTCGACAATCAAGAGGACGTAGACGAATTTGCTGAAAAGACAGGTTTAAAGCTCACAGAAAGTACAAAATTCATTCGTTACCCTGAAAATATAAAAGAAGAACTTAATGCTTACCGAGTAAACGGTACGGACGATGCAGCCTAATTTTTCACTTTATATCCCAAGCAAAGGTCGCCATGAGTATATGATGACTTCGAAAGCTTTAACTTTGATGAAAGTACCGCATTTCATTGTAGTCGAGCCGCAAGAAGTAGATTTATACAACAAAGCAGTAAAGCATTGGGATCTATCAACAACTATACTTAAGCTTGATATGTCTTTTAAAGAAAAATACGAGCTTTGTGATGATCTTGGTATGGAAAAATCTACTGGCCCCGGTCCAGCGCGAAATTTTGCTTGGGAACATTCAAAGCAAAATGGTGAAAACTGGCATTGGGTTATGGATGACAATATCCGCTATTTTCACAGATTTAATAAAAATTTACAGATTAAGGTAACTGATGGTACGTGTTTTCGTGTAATGGAAGATTTTGTACAAAGATACACAAATATCGGTATGGCTGGGCCAAATTACATGATGTTTGCGCCGCGCAAAAAACGATTGCCACCTTTTGTGCTTAATACACGAATTTATAGCTGCAATTTGATCCGAAATGAGCTTAAATACAGGTGGCGTGGCCGTTACAATGAGGACACAATTTTATCGCTCGACATACTGAAAGCAGGTTGGTGTACCACGCAGTTCAATGCATTTCTGCAAGAGAAAACCAATACGCAAGTTATGAAAGGTGGTAACACCGATGAGTTCTACCATGCAGAGGGAAAGGTACAAGACGGTGAAAGATATGCCGACACTGGAACGCTAGAAAAGTCCAAGATGCAGGTTCGCGTGCATCCTGATTGTTCTAGGCTGGTAAAAAAATATGGACGGTGGCATCATCACGTTGACTATAATCGCTTCAAGAAACAAAAACTAATTAGAAGACCAGACATTGATTTCAACGGGACGGTGCAAGACTACGGCATGAAAATGGTCAAAGTAAAATGAAAACAGGGTTCACAGCTTCTACGTTTGATCTATTACACGCAGGTCATATTGTGATGCTGCACGAAGCAAAAACTATTTGTGACCATCTTATCGTAGGACTTCATGTAGACCCATCTACAGAACGCCAATATAAAAATACACCAATACAGACATTGGTGGAGCGATACGCACAGCTCGCGGCAGTAGAGTACGTTGATAAAATAATACCATACGAAACAGAAAACGATCTGCTAGATATTCTAAAAATGTATCCGATTGATGTAAGGGTGATTGGCGAGGAATACCGTGACAAAGATTTCACAGGCAAAAACCTAGATATGCAAATCCACTATAACAAAAGAAGGCACGATTTTAGTTCGAGCCTCCTTCGTGAGCGAGTAGCGTATGCAGAAAGCATCAAGAAGCAATCAAACATTACAGATATGAGCGGCTGATCCAAGTTCGTTTACAGCATAAATCATGGTGCGTTTATCAGAATGAGTAGAGCCATATTCTTTAGCTTCGCTGAATGTATTGCATTCTGTGCGAATTCTATTTGCGCCTTTGCCGCGTACAGCTACAAAGTGAGTTGCTTCGTTAAAGATTTTTTCTTCGTATCCAGTAGTAAATTGCATGGTAGCCTCCAGTTTCTATATTTACAGAGTAACGATACTACTCATATTGTCAACAAATCATTTACAAATAAAAGCACTATTGGAACATTCAGAATTTATGGTATAAACAAGATGCTTACACAACATATAGGGATATGTAATGGCAGACACACAAGACGATCAGTCAGAAGGCAAAAAACGTGGGCCAAAGGGACCATCTAAAGGTTTGAGTGAAAACGATTTTAACCGTTTACTTAACATGGTTAGAATACAATGCACTCAGACAGAAATATGCAGCATTTTAGGTATGTCTGACACCACACTTAAGCGCAGATTAAAAGAAAGAGGATACGAGAATTTTGTAGACCTCTATAAAAGGCATAACGATGAAGGCAGAATGTCTTTGAGGCGGATGCAATGGCAAGCAGCAGAGAATGGTAATCCAACAATGCTTGTTTGGCTTGGAAAGCAATATCTTGGTCAAAAAGATAAGCAAGAACAAACTATTTCTGGTGAACACGTACATGCTTATAAGTGGATAACTGATGACAGTTCGGACAATTAATTATCGCCCAAGAAAGTTAATCAAAGCTTTTCACAATAGAACTGAAAGGTTCGCTGTAATTATTGCTCATCGGCGCTTTGGAAAAACGGTTGCAGCAATTAATGACTTAATCAAAGACGCTCTTACTATTCCATTGCCAAATGTACGTGTCGCATACATAGCTCCTTACTATAGCCAAGCCAAAGCCATTGCTTGGGATTACCTTCGTGAATATACGCAAGACGTTGAGGGCGTAACTTACAATACTTCAGAGTTGCGTGTAGATTTTCCCAATGGCGCGCGCATTAGATTGTTTGGTGCAGATAACGCAGACACCCTTCGTGGGCTTTACTTCGATCATGTTGTGCTTGATGAGCCTGCAGACTTTCCAGCTAGAGCTTGGCCAACCGTTATTCGTCCAGCGCTTGCAGATCGTAAAGGTAAAGCTACATTTATTGGTACGCCGAAAGGCAAAAATCAGTTTTATGATACTTACATTCAAGGCAAAAATAATCCCAATTGGTTTACTGCAATGTTTAAGTCGTCTGAAACAGGACTTCTTGATCCAGACGAGCTTGAAGAAGCTAAAAAGGCTATGGGTGAAGACAGATTTGAGCAAGAATTTGAGTGTAGCTTTGAAGCTGCAATTCAAGGCGCTTATTATGCGAAAGAAATAAAAAATTGTTCGTCTGAAAAAAGAATTTGTGGCGTGCCTTATGATCCATCAGTTGGAGTTGTTACGGCATGGGATCTCGGTTATTCCGACAGCACAGCAATTTGGTTTGCTCAATATGTTGGTCAAGAAATTCATTTAATTGATTATTACGAAAATAGTGGGGTTGGTTTGGAAAAATACGCAAAAGTATTATCTGAAAAAGGTTACCACTACGAAGAGCATATTTTACCGCATGATGTACGCGTTAAAGAGCTAGGAACAGGAAAAAGTCGTCTTGAAACATTAGATGCTTTAGGAGTACGAAACATTAAAATTGCACCAATGCTTGGAGTTGATGACGGCATTCAAGCAGCAAGGTCTATGCTTAATCGGTGTTGGTTCGATCAAGAAAAATGTGAGCGTGGTGTTGAAGCTTTACTTCAATATCGCAGAGAATTTGACGAAAGACTTAAAACTTGGCGCGGCAGACCTTTGCATGATTGGACTTCTCACGGGGCAGATGCGTTTAGATATTTGGCTGTTGGTCGTAAAGAGCAAACCGATTGGGGCGCACCAATCAAGCGCGGATTGCGTGGGATAGCATAATGTGATATTATGTGATTATAATTCACAAGGTGCATCATGGCAAAAATGACTAAAGCACAAATTGCAAGAGCTAAGGCTATGTCTAAGCGCCGGGGTTCTGCATATCCCAATGCATGGTCAAATTTAAAAGTCATTAAGACGGATGCAAAGAAATCCAAGAAAAAACCAGCAAAGAGGAAAGCATAATGCGCTATGGCAAAAAGGGCATGGGTAAGAAAAAAGGCGGGAAAAAGAAATGAAGACTGGTAAGTATTCTTCCGCAGCATCTTTCAAGCCATGCAAAGGCTGTCCAACACCCGGTAAATGCGCAATGGCTGGAAAATGCCTTGCAAAGGGTTAAAGGTTAAATTTCTCCTAAGCGTACAAAAGCTGAAAAGATAGCGGCTGCAAAAAAGCGGCACGGGTTTACGGCAGTTAATAAGCCGCGCCGTGGTGGTCCTAAGAAGTTTGAAG